AAATACCATATACCAAGTAATTGGCAGGACACCAAAAAGATAATTAGAAGGAGATGGCTCAAGAAATAACGATTGACATCAACATTGTCACCAACGCTGCTCCTGCTGCTGCTAAAATCAGTAAAGAGCTTGATGGTGTAAAGCGTAAGGCTAAAGAGGTCAAGGATGATTTAGACGCAGCCTTTGAGGATACGGGCAAAGGGGATGGTAAGATTAAGAAGGGGACAGATGATGTCAATACCCTAAAAAATGCATTAGCCCCTATCAAGGGACTTATTAACGACCTTACTGGTGGAATGTCTGATGCGTTCTTCCAAGCCTTCCAATCGGTAAAAGCAACAACCACTGCAATAAAAGGTCTTGACCTTGCCTTAAAGACTGCTGCATTTGGTATTGCTATTTTGGCAATTCAAGAGGCAATAAAGCTATACGACCAACTCGTTGTTAGTGAAGAAGAAGAAGCTGCTGCATTAAAAGCAGCAACCGATGCAAAGAAGGCATACAACGATGCAACTCTTGCCGCAGCAGATGCACTTGACAAAGAGAACAAAGCGCGCGCAGGAGGCTCTAATGAGCTTAAACGCGAGGTTGCTGAACTTGAAGCATCTGGAGCAACGGCAGAACAAATCCTTCAAAAGAAAAAAGACCTAAACTTTGAAGAAAAGAGAGACCTTCTTGCAAAGCAATCATTTTTGTATGATGATGCTCAAGCACAAAAGGACATTGCACAAGCCTTACTTGACAACGCCTCTGCTCTACGGGTGCTTGAGTTAGCAGATGACAAGCGTGTGCGCGATGCAAAGGCAGCCGCAGCACTTAAAGCCCAAGCCGATTTAGAGAAAAAGAAAGCAGAGGACAAAGCAAAATTTGAAAAAGAAGCGCAGGAGAGGTTTGATAGATTAAACAAAGAGCAGCAGGATATAATCCTTCAAAGGATTGCAGTTGAGGACGCAGAGGAAGCAAGGCGTTTAGCTCGATTAGCAAAAGAAAAGCAAGACAGAATAGACCTAATTGACTTTGAACACGATGCCGATATGGAGGCATTCAACAATGAAATTGCGCTTCAAGAAAAGCGAAAGGCATTAGGGTTGAAGAAGGTTGATGATGAGAAAAAGATACAAGATGCAATAGCATTTGCTCAAGCTGCTAACTTGGCTAATTTAGAAAACACCATTGGAGCATTAGGTTCATTATTTGAAGAAGGAACTGCTGCAAGCAAGGCTGCTGCAATCGCCCAGATAGCCATTGGTACTGGAGTAGGTTTCATCAATGGTTTGGATATTGCCCAAAAGTCTGCAAAGGGGACGGGCCCCGCTGCTGCTTTTGCATTCCCTTTGTTTTACGCAGCTCAAATAGCAGCAGTACTTGCAGCAGCAAACCAAGCAAAAAAAATTCTTACAACTGTTAAAGGCGGCGGTGGTTCACCTATTAGTGCAACTGCACCATCAGTCGGTGGAACACCATCTGCTCCATCGGCACCTCAATTTAACATTGTAGGTCAGAGTGGAACTAATCAACTTGCACAGGGTATTGGTGGTCAGTTTGACCAACCCATCCGTGCTTACGTTGTGGGTGGTGACGTAACGACCTCACAACAACTACAACGCCAAAGAGTAAGAACCGCAACATTCGGATAATATGAAACTGATAGAACTTATTTTAGATGAAACAATGCTGCTAACTGGCATTGATGCAATCTCTCTTGTGGAGCATCCTGCTATTGAGGAGGACTTTATTGCGCTAAACTCGCAGAAGCGCGAGGTTTTTGCAATGCAAAACCAAGAGAAGCAGTTGCTGATGGGTGCCGCCCTTATACCAGACAAGCCAATCTACCGAACGGATGGCGAGAACGAGTACTATGTATACTTTTCCAAAGACACCATCCGCAAAGCGATGGAGTTGTTCTTTAAGAACGGCTACCAAAACAACGCTACCATTGAACACGACTACGATGTCAAGGGTACTACTATTGTAGAGTCGTGGATTATTGAAGATGCAACGCTTGATAAGAGCAGGGCTTATGGCCTTGACCTTCCAGTAGGCACTTGGATGGTATCTATGAAGATAGAAAACGAAGCCTTATGGCAACGCGTTAAAGGAGGTGAGTTTCGTGGATTCTCCATTGAGGGATACTTTGTTGATAAGATAAACCTATCCAAGCAGGAGTTAGAGATTATCGAGGAGCAAGAGGCAGCATTGATGCTTTCGCAGATTATCGCCATCATAAAAAGGGATGGTCGTAAGAAATCTGGTACACGCACCGAGTTGGAGGCATACTCTGACTACCCCGATTCTGTAAAGAACAACGCCAAGCGTGGTATTGAACTCAATGAAAAGAACGGGAACAAGTGCGCAACCGCCGTTGGGAAGGTAAGGGCGCAGCAGTTAGCGCAAGGCAGGGCATTGTCTTTAGAGACCATCACGCGGATGTATTCCTACCTATCAAGAGCCGAGACATACTACGATGAAAACAATAGCGAAGCCTGCGGAACAATATCATTCCTACTATGGGGAGGTCTTGCAGGCAAGCGATGGGCAGAATCCAAACTAAAGGAACTCGGCAAGATTGAACTTACAGTAGGCGTACCCCATTACACCGCAGATGGCAAACTCTACACAGGGCTAACTCATAAAGATGCTGATGGCAGGCTTATGACAGGCGCAGAGCATAGCGAAGAAAGCGAATACCTATATCACAAAGAAGACCTTAAAAATGTATAGACCACAAAAACTCCCTGTCGCATCACCAAGAGGCGGCAATCGTGGGTGCTTATGCCCCGATAACACCTACAAGTCCAACTGCTGCGATGGCTCTCTTGCTGCGCAGGGTGTCGGCTCACTCGTTGGGCAGGGAACCGTAGTTATCAATCCTTAAAAATGTTACAAATAACAAAAACCCCTTTAATTACTTAGATATGAAAGCGAATAACATACTTAACCGCATCCTTGCTGAACTGTCCTCCATCCGCGAGGTTAAGTTTGAGCAAATGACACTTGAGAACGGAGCCGTTCTTGAGGCAGAATCATTTGAAGCAGGTAACGAAGTATTTGTCCTTAGTGGCGAAGACCGAGTTGCTGCTCCTATTGGCGAACACCTACTTGCTGATGGCCGTATTTTGGTCATCACCGAAGAAGGCGTAATCGCTGAAATTAAAGAAGCCGCTGCTGCTGAAGAAGTAGTAGAGGCTGAAGTACCTACTGAACTTGCCGATATGGAAGTCGTAGAAGAAGCTCCTGCGGTTGTAGCAATCATCGAGAAAGTTCTCGAGGAGATTGCAATGATGCGTGAGGAGATGAAAGGAATGCGTGAGGAGATGGGCGGTTACGCCAAGAAGGAGGAGATGGCTGCGGTTAAAGCAGAACTATCTGCCGCACCTGCTGCGAAAGCCATCAAGCACAACCCCGAAACAAAGCAAGTCCAAAAGATGAGTTCAAACCGCCCCGAAAGAACGATTGACCGAGTCCTTGCACGAATCAACAAATAATAGATAAAAAAAAGAAAAAATGGCCACGACGACCTCGATAACCACATCATATGCGGGAATTTTTGCCCAGAAGTACATTTCTGCGGCACTTCTTTCTGCTAACACTTTGGACAAAGGACTCATTGAGATTCTTCCAAACGTAAACTACAAAACCACCTTGCAGAAGGTGAACACCAACGACATCGTAAAAGATGGCACGTGCGACTTTGATGCAACTTCTACCTTGACTTTGACCGACCGCGTTCTTGCCGTTGAGCCTTTTCAAGTAAACTTGCAGCTTTGCAAGAAGGACTACTACTCATCGTGGATTGGTGGTCAGATGGGCGTATCTGCTTACGATAGCATCCCTGCTTCTTTTGCTGACTTCCTTATCGCTCACGTTGCTGCAAAGACTTCACAGAAGATTGAGCAGAACATTTGGAACGGTACTGCTGCAAGTGCAGGTGAGTTCTCTGGATTCCTTTCTTTGATGACTGCCGACTCTGACGTTATTGACGTAACCGCCACCACCGTGACTGCTGCGAACGTAATCACCGAGCTTGGTAAAGTTGCGGATGCTATCCCTTCTGCTCTTTACGGCAAAGAGGACTTGACAATCTACGTTCCACAAAACGTTGCGAAGGCTTATGTCCGCGCTCTTGGTGGATTCGGAACTTCTGGTCTTGGTGCAAATGGTGTTGACAATAAAGGCACAATGTGGTACGGACAGGGTGACTTGTTCTTTGACGGCATCCGCGTTGCTATGGCAAACGGTCTTCCTTCTAACAAGATGGTAGCTGCTGAATCAAGCAACCTATTCTTCGGAACAGGATTGGCTGATGAGCGCAACGAAGTGCGTGTCCTCGATATGGCTGACCTTGACGGAAGTGCGAATGTCCGCGTAATCCTGCGCTTCTTTGCAGGAGTTCAGTACGGCATCGGAGCAGACGTTGTTCTTTACTCTTAATCCGAGTTAACGTAAATCAAGAGGGGGCTTGGGCTATGTCCTCGCCCCCTTTTTTAATTCTAATAAAACAAAAATAAAATGGCTTGTGATTTAACTAAAGGTCGTGCGGTTCCGTGTAAGGACGTTGTAGGTGGCATCCGTGCCGTGTACTTTGTAGACTTCGGTGACTTGGGTACGATTACCCTTACAAACGATGAGATTACCAACATCAGCGGTACGTTCTCTGCTTACCAATACTTGGTAAAAGGCAATAGCTCTTTTGACCAAACTTTCAACTCAAGTCGTGAAAATGGAACAACCTTCTTCACCCAGACCTTGAATCTGACATTGACCAAACTTACAAAGGAGGACAATAAAGAATTGAAGCTGCTTGCTTATGGTCGCCCTTATGTGGTGGTTCAAGATTACAACGGCAACGCATTCCTTATGGGTATGAATAACGGTGCTGAAGTAACGGGCGGAACTATCGTGACGGGTGCCGCAATGGGTGACCTATCTGGTTACACTTTGACAATGGAGGGACAGGAGACAATGCCTGCCAACTTCATCGCAGGTGCTACTACTGCCAATCCTTTCGCAGGACTTGCAGGTGCGGTTGACACGATTGTTGTGGGTTCAAACTCGTAACCTACCGCAAGGTAAAATAGTTGAAGGGGCGTAAGCCCCTTTTCTATTTTCAAACAAATCGAAAGTAAAAGGTTATTTATTTAAGATGCACATTCTTCAAGTATCAGCCTCGCCACAAGCTATTGTAATCATTCCACGTGAGTTCCCTGCGAGCGTTACGATTGCGCTGATTGATGAATCAACAAACACCACTGCAACACCTGCGGTTACTGCTGCCTCTGCTAATGGTTTTATGACGCTCACAGGCACGTTCAGCCTTGTCAACAATAGATTCTATGGCTTGAAGGTATTTGCATCGGGAAATCTAATATACAGAGACAGGGTATTCGTAACTTCGCAAACAGATTTCGACAAATTTACGGTGAACCAAAACGTCTACACCGAAGAAACAAGCTACAACAATGAGTACATCATCATCTAAAATTCACGTTGTGAACTTCAGTTCTTACACCACACCTGTTATTAAAGAGGTGCAGGGCAAGGACTTCGTAGAATACGGAGATAACAACGATTATTTCGGGTATCTAATTGACAGGTACAACGGCTCACCAACCAACAACGCCATCCTAAACTCTTTGATGGATTTGACCTTTGGCAAGGGACTGGATGCAACGGACTCTGCCAAAAAGCCGAGCGAGTACGCAGCGATGCGTGGCTTGTTCACCAAGTCGTGCTTGCAGAAGGTCGTAGCTGATTATGTGATGATGGGTCAATGCTCTTTGCAGGTCGTGTACTCCCAAGACCACAACACCATCGTAGAGGTGCAGCACATCCCTGTGGAGACGTTACGAGCCGCAAGGGCAAACGAAGATGGTGACGTTGAGGCTTACTACTACGCAAAGGATTGGCTTGCGGTGAGCAGCAGAAAAGAGACACCTGTGCGCATCCCTGCATTTGGCAAGAGCAAAGAAGGTTTGGAGATTCTGTACATCAAACCATACAGAGCGGGGTTCTATTATTATTCGCCCGTCGATTATCAAGGCGGGCTTCCATACGCTGAGCTCGAGGAGGAAATCGCCAACTACCACATCAACAACATCCAGAACGGCCTTGCACCTTCAATGCTTATCAACTTTAACAACGGAGTGCCAAGTGAAGAAGAGCGCAGGACTATTGAGCAACAGATTGCAACAAAGTTTAGCGGTAGTTCAAACTCGGGCAAGTTTATTCTTGCGTTCAACGACAACAAAGAACTTGCTGCAACGGTTGACCCTGTGCAGTTGTCGGATGCTGCGGAGCAGTACCAGTTCTTAAGTGCTGAAGCAACGCAGAAGATAATGGTTTCGCATCGTATTGTAAGCCCTATGCTTTTGGGTATTAAGGACAATACAGGTTTCGGCAATAATGCTGATGAACTGATGACCGCATCGGTGCTGCTTGACAATATCGTAATCCGCCCAAAGCAACAGATTATCATTGACGGCATTGATATGATTCTTGCGTACAATGACATCAGCCTAAACCTATACTTCAAGACCCTTCAGCCTTTGGAGTTCACCGAAACGGAGGTACAAGATGCAGAGGTTGTGGAAGAAGCAACAGGCGTTAAAACAGAAGATATTAACCCAATGCAGGTAAGTGAAGTCAACGAGGAGCTAATCCAAAAAGAGGCATCATACAACGGAGCGCAGATTGCAAGCTCTTTGCAGATAATGCAGAGCGTAAAAGATGGCGTTTTAACGGTAGACCAAGCCATCACGTTCTTGGTGCAGATGCTTCAGTTTGACCCACAGGTTGCCAATGCCCTCTTTAAGGGCAACTCCTCTGCTATTATTTCGCAGATGAAGTCCCACAAGTTTAAGAGCGAGGTACCCGAATTTTCCAAAGATGATGAGCATAAGTGGATAGATGCTCTGCGGGGAAAGGGTGAGGTCGTTGATTTAGAAGAATGGGAACTCATCAGCGATGAGGTAGTCAACGACCCAGATAATGAGGATACCCACCTCGCCACGCAGTACAACTTTGCCGTAGAGGACTTCAGCAATGCTGATGAAAAAAGCAATTCTGATAGTGGACTTTACAAGATACGTTATGCTTACACCAGAAACATCAGTAGCAACTCCCGTGAGTTCTGCCGTGAGATGGTCGGAGCAGCAAACGGAGGAACTGTATTTCGCAAGGAGGACATCGATATGATGAGCTTCAGCGGTGTCAATGGTCAGTTTGCCCCAGAAGGACAGAGCGTGTACTCTATCTGGAAGTGGAAGGGCGGAGCGTTCTGCCACCACGCTTGGAGGCGTATGGTTTACTTCCGCAAGAGGCAGGGTGGTAAGTTCCTACCTAACGAAGGTCTGGACAATGACAAGCTCGTAAGCACCGAGCAGGCAATCAAAGAAGGGGTACCAACCAGTAAGCTCGTTCCTAACGGATGGGATGCTGCTCAAACACGACCCATTGACACATCATCAAGAGGCTCATTAAAATACAGATAAGAAATGGCAACGGCATTATGGATTAAACGAGAGGACTTGG